GCGCAATGTAGGGAGGCGGAACTGTTATCGCTACAGTAATCGTCGGTGCGTATACGTGTACAGGCACACTGGGCGGTTGAGCTGTAACTGTAACAGTGATCGCGGGAGCATTAACAGTAGTAGGCATTAGATCGGTCCTGACACTGTATCGGGTTGCCGTTGGAAGGTGAACGTGCAAATCGTAAGGTGGCCTAGATACATCGTGAAGTCCGTTGCTACCTTACGATTAGCCTTGAAGCAATTCCACTTATATGACGTTCCGTTGATATTCCAGTCAAGTGTGTAGAACGTCTGCTTGAATGCTGTCACTAACGTGGTGAGCTTTGTTGACAAGTCAGCGTCACTCGTACCTAGTACTTCGACTTGGACTGACTCTTGAGCAAGGTCATCAACGGTAGACAGCAACGCCCCGCCAGCTACAAAGGCCGACTTAGCGAAGTCCTGTCGCTGAATCACTTCACCTGTTTCTAGTCCGTTTGAGATCACTTCATATCCGTTAGCGGCGATGAGGTCAAGGTCAGCGAGCGAAAGAAGTGTTCGGGAGATCTTTAGAGTGATAGCCACTAGCGTGCACCCTTCACGGGAGTCAGTGTCTTAGTCGTTGGACCCTTCTTGGCTGACGGCTGTGCTGCTCCGGCTGCCTTGTTGTTTAGTTTCGCCTGGTTCTCAAGCTGGTTGACAAAGTCCATGAGGTCTGCAACGAAGAAGCTGTTGTCGTGGATATCGTTCACAGTGGACTCTGACGTAGTACCAGTAGCCAAGTTTGCGTAAGCCTGTTGGAACGCTTGCTCTCCAGGGTTCGGTGTAGAACTGAAACCTGAGAAGGCTGACGGAGCAGTAGGGCCAGCGACAGCTGTAGCAGTCTTACCACTGAGGTCGACTCCACCACTACCAACGTTGATATGGAGCCAGTTCTTAAGGTCGTCAGCAGCCCAGCCAAGAAGAGGAATGCCCTTGAACACGCTAAGCATTCCGCCGACAAGTCCATTAGCGATATGCTCTGCCATATGCAAACCTAGTTCGGCTAGGTCTTGTGCATGCTTGCCGATCCAGTCACCGATCGAAGCAATCAAGTCCAACAATGCATTGGCTGCCTTAGCTGCAAGTCCTGTAAAGCCATTCCAGAACTTATCTGCGGCTGTCGCACCCCAGCCCATGATAGTCGGGAACCCTGTTGTCGTGAACCAGTTCCAGGCAGCACTGACTGCGTTCTGAATGATCACCAAGAATGCCATAGCCTTGTCTGGGAACTCCGCAAGGATACGATCCCAACCAGCTTGGAGATCCTGCCACAGGGTATTGATTCCAGCACCGAAGTCAGCCTTGAACTTATCCCAGCCAGCCTGTATGTCTTGCCACAACGTGTTAACGCCTGCCTTGAAGCCATCTTTGATAGCTGTCCACATAGCATCAACGACTGCTCGCCAGCCACCAGCTTCGAACAGGTCTGCAATTCTCTGCAGCCCTTGCCAGATACTATCGACTAGATTCCGAAAGGTCTCACTGTTCTGGTATAGTTCGTAGAGAGCAATACCAAGTGCAACTAGAGCCGCTACGACTAGGAGAGCTACACCAAGGAATGGTAGGAGATCAATCTCCAACAAGGCAAGAGCTCCGCCGACAATTAGCATAGCACCAGCTACTGCGACGAGCGTACCAGCCAAGACAAGGAATGCCGATACGGCCAAAGAGATCAGGACAATTAGTCGGCGAGTCTTCGGGTCCATGTCGATGAACCACTTAATGACTTTCTGGGCAATACCAACAAAGCGGATGAAGATCGGAATGACAACATCACCGATGTATGTCTTAAGGATCGCCCAGTTGTTCTTCAACAACTGTGTCTTAACGGCAACTGTATCGGCCATGATATTGTACGCATCAGTAGCAGCACCTGTTGCGTTCTTCATGTCAGCTGTGAAAGCTGCCAAGGCCTCAGGGTTCCTAAGAGCCGTATCCCAGAAACGTCTAGCCTGGATAGTACCGCCAGCACCCTTAAACAAGTTCTGTAGGAAGGACGCTAGTTCAGGTGCCTTCATGTTCTTAGTCTTCGCCGCAAGGTCAGTAACAACGTCAGAGATAGACCTGAAGTTACCAGAAACATCTCTGACCTTGATACCCATCTTCTCCAGACGCCCAACCACAATGGGATTAGAGAAGCTGTCGAGTGCACGTGCAGCAGACGCTGAGGCCATAGCAGCGCTTAGACCATTTCTGGTCATGAAGGCGAGCATGCCTGCCAGGTCTTCGATTGTCTGCCCAGCTCTAGCTGCAGACGGAATTGATCTACCGATTGTAGTAGAGAAGGCCTCGTAGTCGCCGACACCCTTCTTGACCAACTCGAACATAACGTCTTGAACCTTATTGACATCTTCGAGTGGTAACTTGAAGGCATTCAAGATAGCAATAGTCGCACGACCAGCATCCTGAATAGATACCTGGCCGGCGACAGCTGTCTTAGCGAACGACTCAAGTAGAACTTCCGCTTGGGGAAGAGTAGCGTTTGTCGACGAGAAGATGTCGTACAGAGCTGACTGCATCTCCGCAAACGGTGCGCCTACCTCAGAACCGACACGACGTGCAATGTCCTTGATCTGTTCAAGAGATGCGGCCTGTGAATCGACTTGAGTTAGGGTAAGCGCTGCCTGTCGATTATACTCGACGGCCGCAGAGGTCATGTTAGCATAGAAGGCAATGCCAGCAGCACCAGCGGCGGCCATAGCAACACCGACACCAAGCAGAGCTTGACCTGCGTGGATCTGTCGTCTTGCTGCTGCTTCGGCTGCACCACCAGCGCGATCAAAGGAACGGCCTACGTCGGCGATAACACGACTAGCCTGATCCTTAGCGCGGAGGACTAGGAGGACCTCCCGGACGCTTAGCGGCATCTCTTGCTGCTTTCTCTGCTCGTGCAATCAGAAGCAATTTGATCGCCTCTATTGATACCCAGTCTTCGGCTTTCAGAGCACTTGGCAAACATTTCAACTCGACACACATTGCCGTCTCGTCCATCAACCTGGCTATCTCAGGATCGAGGCCCGGAGTCCTATCTTGCCCTTCTACTAACTTCCGGAACTCGTTCGCTAGTTTCCCAGGTCTACTGGCGCATTGTTCATGTCGCTGATGTAGTTTGCAATCTCTTCGCCGATTCTGGGGTCGAGCAAGTGGACATGGGCAGGCGACTTGAAATCCAACTTGTTGCCTGCTTCATCCTCTAGATTGTGGTCTACGATGCAGTTCTTGAACTCGAACTCGGTAGCAGCCGTCTGAGCCATGTCCATGGTCATCTCAGCCGACTGATGTTGCTTCCTACCAGAGTCGACCTTCATAGCAGCGCCGAAGGACATTTCCTGTCGCTTCATCTTCTCGCCGTATGAAAGTCGTCGTAGCTCCACAAACCCACCTTCGCACGCCTTCAACTCATAGCGCTCGGTGTCGGTGATACTTACAGTTGCACGGGGCATTGTGCAATCCTTTCCTAGGTGATGTCTTCCTGACAGATGACTACGATTTCGTAGTCCTTAGATGTTGCTACGTCGAAGGCACCATTGAAGTTGACATCTGCAGTAATCAGATCGCCCTGGCCAGTAAGGTCTGGACCATCGTACGACTCTCTGATTGCGTTAGGCAACTTAAAGGTGACCTTCTTCACTGCTGTCTTAGTCATGACTAAGCTGATGCTCTGTGCAGTCAAGGTCTTGAATGAATCGTACTCTGTACGACCATCAAAGTCGCGAGTCGTCTTCATCGTTGTTGAACGTTCGCCGAACTTGATGTACGTCGCCTTCCTCGAAGAGTTCAGGCGGAACTGAGGCTCTGCATTGTCATCGACTTCAAACGTGTAACCGTTACAGTCGAAGACCTGGGAAGCGGTCGGGATCTCGATACTGTACATACCAGCACCGAAGGGAACCGAAGTCGTGAGCCAGGTCGGAGTGGGCAAGGACTGCACTGTCTCATCACTACCAACAACCGACAACGTCATCATCGGTGTACCAGCGTCGACAGTGAAGGACATCTTGCCTACGATGCATCCAGTGTATCCGAACACAATTCCAGCTCGGACAATAGTAATTGAAAGCGATCGTGACCCAGTCTCTCTGGCCTGAGCTGTCGGAGTAGTCGTGTAAGTCTTATCAGCACCAGCACCAGTCTTAGCGACCGTGTTACGAGACGCGTATAGGAAGTAAGGCAACGCATCTTCCATCAACTCCATCTCGAGGTCGCCTTCAATATGAGAGAACCCGTCAGTCGCTCCGAGCCAAGACACTACGTTGGCACGAATAACTCGCCGCCAGTAGGTATCCTGCATGAACTTGAACGACTCAGATTTGATCGGGAAGTACTTAGTCGGAGCTGTGTACGTACCATAAGTGGTCTCGAACGCAATTCCGATAAAGCCACCCGCACCAATGCCGACAGCCATTACTCACCATCCTTTGGCTCAGGCTTGGCCGGGGTCGAAACCGGTCCAGGCTTAGGTGGGGCTTCCACAGGGAGCTTATCCTCGTCCTCGTCCTCTTCGACTTCTTTCGGAAGAGGCGGTGGAAGCTCTGCATCTGGATCACCGACGACAATGTCTTCGTCGATCTCATAGTCAGGATCGCCCGACAAGTACTGCATGTACAAGTCGTAGGCTTCCATCTGGTCGTCGGTCAGCTTGATTGTTGAACCGTTAGGGACGAGACCGAAGGGAGGAACCTCGATCGACTCATCCTTAGGCGTCCCAGGGACGTTGACGGTAAGTTGGCCCATCTGTCCT